AATGCATCACTTGATATTACATCATCAGCTGCTGCAGCAATTACAACTGTAACTCTAGGTAAAGCTGATGGTTATAGACTTCGTTCTGTTAGTATGGCATCATCTTTTGGTTCGTATAGTTCTTCTAATGCCATTGACATAACAAACAGATATATTTTTGATAGCGGTATGCGTGATGCATATTATGATCTTGCATCTATTAGACTTAAACCTGGCCAACCAGTTCCTACTGGTTCACTTCGTGTAACCTTTGATTACTTTACACATGGAGCTGGAGATTATTTTTCAGTAGATTCATATTCTGGTTTGGACTATAAAAATATTCCTTCCTTTACCTCTAGAGATTCTGGAAAATCTTTTGATTTAAGAGATGCTTTTGATTTTAGACCTCGTGTTGATGACAGTGGAACATTCTCTGGTGCAACCGCATCTATTACAGAGTTGCCTCATATTGGTACAAATCTTTCTGCTGATTTCTCATTTTATCTTGCTAGAACAGATTTGATTTACATGGATAGACTTGGACACTTTAATGTTATTTCTGGTGTTCCAGCTCTAAATCCCCTTCCACCACAGTCTCCAGACGGTGGTATGGTTATGTTTGAAATTAAAATGTCTCCATATGTTGTTGACTTAAATGAAATTCAAACAAAGAAATTCGACAATCGTAGATACACAATGCGTGATATTGGTAAACTGGATAAAAGAATATCTAATCTAGAATTTTACACATCACTCAATTTGTTAGAAAAAGAAACTGCATCTCTTGTTATTAAAGATGAAGATGGCAACGACAGACTCAAAAATGGATTTATTGTAGACAACTTTACTGGTCATGCTATCGGCGATTATGAAAGTTCAGACTACAGAATTGCTGTAGATTTCCAAAATCGTACAGCACGCCCAATGGCATTTAGTGATACTATTGGTATGGTTGAAACCCTATCAACCGCTTCTGCTAGAGCTTCTTCTGGATACAAAAAACATAAAGACGGTATTATTACTCTTCCTTATACAGAAGAAGCTTATATTGAAAATCCATATGCATCAGACAGTTTTGATGGAAATCCATATAAGGTTGCACCATTTACTGGTGAGATGATTCTTGTTCCATACTCTGATGATTGGAATGATGTTACTCGTAGACCTGATGTTATTGTTGATGATGATAATAACTTTGATGTTATCAATAAACTTGCTGAAGAAATGGGTGTAACTGGAACTGTTTGGAACTCTTGGCAGAATGATTGGTTTGGTCAAAGAGTTTGGACAGGAACAGAAAGTTGGAGTAGTACTTTTAATCGCAATGATGGTAATACTTTGTCAAACTTTACAACTACTTCTACTAGACAAGTCGGAACACAACAAGTAGGGCAAGTTCGTTCTGGACTACAAACAACAATAGAATCTACTATGGACAGCAAAAATCTTGGTGATAGAATTGTTGGTATTAATATGATTCCATTTATGAGATCACGCCCAATTCAACTCATTATTCAAAACTTGAGACCAAACACAAAAGTTTATGCTTTCTTTGATAATGAGAATGTTACCGATTATCTTCGCCCAGATAATACTTTTACAGTAACATCTTCATCTCGTGATACTTTTGACTTTAATAATATTGAAGATCCTGGCCCCGAAGCTTCAACTGATCCAGCAAGATCGTTTGCGGGCGAACAAGTTCAAGCATTTAGTTTTGGTGATATTATCAAAAACCAAGTACATACTGCAACAAACGTATCAGCTGTAGTAAAAACTAATGATACTACCGCAACAATTACACTTGCAAGTGTGAGTGGTATTAGTGTAGGACACCATGTCCAGTTTAGTAGTGTTGGTGGTTCGACACAATTAAATTACAGAAATTCAGCAAATAATAACTACATTGTAACTGGTGTAAGTGGTAATAATATTACCATTCAAAACATTGATGGAAGTGTATTGGGAACTATTAGTACTTATACTTCTGGTGGTTCTTGTCAAAGACTACAAGCATCTGCTCATGTAACAATTCAAAATCCTTCAGATTCAAGCACATCGCTTCCTGTTGATATTAAAGTTGGTAATGTGATAAATGGATTTGCTATCAATGATGTTCTTTTGGGAACTATTCCTAGAATTAGTAATGGTTCAACAAATACTTGTACACTGGCAGGCATTAATGGAACAACTTCCACAACAACAGTGCCACCAATGAAGTCGGATACTGATAATCTTATTACAGATGATACTGGTAGATTTACTGGTGTATTTTACATTCCAAACCAAGATAATCTTAGATTTAGAACTGGTGAACGTGTTCTTAGGTTGATTGATAATATTAATAATAACCCAGAAACAGGACTACACTCTTCAAAAGCAGAAAAGATTTACTCTGCAACAGGTATAGCTGAAGAAAGAGAACAGACAATTCTTAATGTTAGAAGAGCTGAATTTGTTCGTGATAGGGTACAAGATACTCGTATTATTTCTCGTGATGTTCGTGGTGCAGTTTCTTCTAGAACATCATTAAACTGGGCTCAGGCAATCGGTGATGGCGGTGATGGTGGCGGCGGTGATGGTGGCGGCGGCGATGGCGGTGATGGCGGTGATGGTGGCGGCGGACACGATCCACTGGCACAGACATTTATTTCTGCTGGACAAAATGGTGTGTTCATTACATCTATAGATTTATTCTTCCAGACTGCTGGAACACGCCCCGTTATTGTTCAGATTGTAAATACCATTGAAGGACATCCTTCTCATAAAATTATAACACAAAAAATTCTAGATGTAAAAGATATAAATGTTTCTGATGATGCAACCGTATCAACAAAATTTACATTTGACTCTCCAGTATATCTACAGGATGATATTGAGTATGCATTCTTAGTCAAGGTAGATGAGCCTGGGTTGAGAATATTCTTCTCAGAGGTTGGACAAACTAACTTGACAGATAATCGTATCGTGTCCTCTAATCCACTAAAGGGAACTTTGTTCCTATCACAGAATGGACAGACATGGACGCCGCATCAATATAGAGATATTAAGTTTACACTTAATCGTGCAGAGTTTGATACAACTGCAACTGGTAATCCAATTTTTGTGAATAACGCTCTTCCTAAAAGAACTTTGAGTAACAATCCTTTCCAGTGTGCAACAGGAACTAATAAAGTTCGTGTAACACACAAGAATCATGGATTCAAAGATAATGATTTTGTAACCTTTAGTAATATAGCTGATGGTTTCTATGGCGCAAATTCTACAACACAGGGTATAGATGCTGAAGCATTAAATGCACAACATCAAGTTAGTGAAACTACAATTGACACTTATGTTATCACACTTGATAACGCAGATATTACAGGATCAAACTCTGTTTTAGGTAATGACTTCTTTGGTGGAAATGCAGTAAAAGCTACATACCAATTAGTTGGTGATATTGTTCAACCTTCTATATCTCAACTTAAATTCCCACAGACCTCAACAGTATATCGTTATACTGGTATGTCTACTGGTTATTCTAAACAGGGCGTGATTACGGTTCAAGAAAACGATAACTATTATCCTCCACTTAGAAATCTTATTGCCTCTGAAGAGAATGCTGTTGTTAAACTAACAGGTGGAAGAACAAATAATATTATAAGTGGAACTTCTGCAAAACTAGAAGCAATTCTTACAACAACAAACTCATATCTTTCTCCAGTGATTGATACAGAACGAGTTTCTTTGTGTATGACTTCAAATAGAATTACTAACTATGCACAAAATGATATAAATGTAACAGAAATTGATGATAGGAATTTGGGTGCATCAACTGGTATATCCTTCTCAGGTTCAACAATATCAGCTACAGCTTCTGGTACAATCAGAGATGAAATTAAAACATTGGATATTGGTAAGAATATTACTATATCTGGAAGTTCTAATAACAATACAACTTTCACAATCAAATCTGTTGCTGCAGATGGTTCTACTATTACTGTCACTCCAGCAACAACAACTGAAAGTGCTGGTTCATCAATTACTATAACTCAACATGAAAATTATCTTGATGGTATTGCTCCAGAGGGTACATCAAATGTTGCAAACTATCTAACAAAAAGATTTAGTCTTGCTAATCCAGCAACTGCATTGAGAATCATGTATGAGGCAAATCGTCCAGAACCAGCAATCTTAGATATTTACTATAAGATTTCTTCTGAGGGTGATGATAGAGACTTTGATGATATTCCATATGTTAAGGCAGAACTTGCAGTATCAGACAATCCTGACGAAAATAGAGATATCTATAGAGAAAGAGAATATACTATTAGTGGATTGTCTGCATTCTCAAATTGTGCTATTAAAATAGAATTTAAATCAACATCTACTGTAGAAGTGCCAAAGATTAGAAACCTTAGAGTTTTGGCATTGGCGTTGTAATATGAGTAATTATATAAAAGTAGATGGTCATGGTGACCTTGTAAGAGAAGAAAACTCTAAAGCTATTATTAATACTGACAGAAGTACATTTGATAATTATATGAAGATGATGGAAAATAAAAAGAAAGAAAAAGATCAACTAAGAGATGCAGTAAGAGAGATAAATAGTTTAAAGTCAGAGATGCATGAAATTAAATCTCTATTAATACAAATGATGGATAAGAAATAATGGCAGATCGTAACGCCCCAGCTAGTTTTACCTTTGAGGAGTGGAGAGTAGAATTCAATGAACTCGCAGTTGATGTGGGTGATATTGCAAATCTACCTTCTTCTGTGAATGGAAATGCAGTAACAGATGTTGTCGAAGCAATTGCACAACTAGAGGGTGCTTTGAGTTCCGTAATGTTTCCTACAGTTATCGACTTTGATGATTCTACTGGTGTTGCCAGTGAAAGAATTAAATTTGGTACAGATGATGATTTACAAATATTTCACGATAGTACACATTCACAAGTAGTTCACAATGGAACTGGCAACCTAAAGATTAATAGTAATAATATAACTGAAGTTGATGCAACATCTGGGGTTGATGTTCAATTTAACGGAGCAACAAAATTTTCATCAGTAAATACTGGAATTGGTATTAATGGTGCAATTACAGATTCAAGTGGAACAATGACTGGCACATTGACATTTCCTACAATTGGTGGTAGAATAGCTACTGAAGGATTTGGTATTGCTCTGGCGGTAGCGCTCGGGTAATCATTATAAATAGATTAAACAAAGGAAGATAAAAGAATGGCAAACAATTTTAAGAATGCATTTGCAACGAGTGTTTCCACCTCAAGTGGTTCGCCGACAGATGTATATACTGCAAATAATGGTACTGCCGTCAACTCAATTCTTATCGAACTGGATGTTGCGAATACTGGAACATCTGCTGTTCAAGTATCAGTTGTTGTATATGATAGCAGTTCTACAAACTCATATCACATTGTGAAGAATGCACCAGTTCCATCAGGCTCTGCTTTGAAGGTTGTGGCTGGACAAAAGATTGTGTTGAATGGTGATGATAAAGTTCAAGTATATGCTACTGCTGCAACTGTAGATGTTGTTGCATCAATTCTAGAAGATGTAACATAAGGGGTATATAATGTCTAAT